TGGACAAAATACGTTGGAACAGCTTGGGTTACATCAGCTAGCATTACAGCCGCCACAGAAGATACAGCTACTTTTACAGTTAGTTTTCAAGGATCTGGACCTTTAGTTCAAACGATTGATACAACTCCGTAATAATTAGTTTAGAGCCAGCCCTTGCGTTTTCTTTTCTGAGTGCGGGGGTTGGTTTCTTTTAATATCAGAAAAGACAAAAACTTAGAAAAATGAAATATGAAATTTTAGAAATTGGAGAACATAAAATGGCAGTTCGCTTTGGATTTAATGCTCTTAGGAAGTACAGTTTAATGACTGGAGCAACAATGAATGATTTAAACAAATTAGCATCAGGACAATTAACTTTTAATGATGCTTTTAGTTTAATATATTGTGGAATAGAAGATGGTTACAGAGCATCAAAACAACCATTTAATTACTCTTTAGATGATGTAACTGATATGTTTGATGGAAACATGGATTGTATGGAAAAAGCTTTTGAGATACTTGCAAGAGCAATGGGAGATGGAAACGAAAAAAAGCCGAAGGCCAAGAGAGCCAAGAAATAGAGCTAACTTGGCCAAAACTGGAACAGATAGCATTCGGGCAATTGGGAATGAATGTTGATGATTTTTATGATATGTTGCCAAGAGAATTTTGGAATAAAGTGGATGGATTCCATGAGTTAGAAAACATGAGGCAAAGGAGTGATTGGGAGCGTACAAGATGGAGCACCTGTTTATTATTAAACATTCAGCTTCCTAAAAATAAAAGTATTAAACCAACTGATTTACTTAAATTTGATTGGGAAAAAGATACAACTAAAATAGATTTTGAAGATTTGAAAAATAAAGCAGAGTTATATAAAAAAAGAATAGAACATGGCAAGTAAAGCAATTGGTTTTTTAAATTTCAAATTTGCTGCTGATTTAACAGCGTTTGATAGAGCAATGAAAAAAGCGTCCAAGAAACTTAAAAAGTTTGGGAAAAGTGTAGCTAAAGCTGGGAAATCATTGACAGTGGGATTAACTCTTCCTATTTTAGCTTTGGGAGCTGCTTCTATTAAGGCTTTTGATGAACAAGCAAAGGCCGAAACAAAACTACTCACTGCATTAAAAGGAAGGGAGGATATTCAAAAAAGATTAATTGAACAAGCTAAGGAATTACAAAAAACAACTTTATATGGAGATGAAGCTACAATAGAATCTCAAGCATTGTTAGCTTCCTTAGGATTAACAGAAGAGCAGATTGTAATGTTGATGCCACAAATTCAAAACATGGCTACAGCTCTTGGGATGGATTTAACAGCAGCAACTTCTTTAGTTTCTAAAAGTGTTTCTACAACAACAGACGCTTTAGCTCGTTATTTTGATACTGGTTTAAAAGGAGTTACTGGACAACAAGAGAGAGCTGTTGTATTAACAGAAGCTTTAACAGATAAATTTGATGGACAAGCTGAGGCAGCTGCCTTAGTTGGTGCTGGTCCTTTAATTCAAATGAAAAATCAATTAGGAGATTTAGGGGAAGAGCTTGGAAAGAAATTAATGCCTTTTGTAAAACAGTTTGTAGATTGGGCAATTAAAATGATTCAGAAATTAGATGGAATGAGTAATGCTACAAAAGATAGCATTGTTAAATGGGGATTAATTTTAGCTGCAATAGGGCCAGTTCTTGTAATTATAGGAAAACTTTCTATTGGAATTGGAGCTTTAATTCCTTTAGTTGGAAAATTAGGAAAAATGATAGTGGCTAATCCTTGGCTTCTTGCAGCTGCTGCTATAGTTATAGCTGCTAAAGCTATATATGATTATACAACAGCAGTTGATGGAGCTGAAAAAGCTTCTCAATCTCTATTTGATTTAAATGTAAATGCACAAGTACAAGCAAAAGAAGAAGAAAGATTATTGAAAAGTAATTTAGCAATTGCAAGAGATAAAACTCTTTCTGATAATTCAAGAAAAAAAGCAATAACTGTTCTGAATAATAAACTTGTTGGATTAAATGAAACTTTAAATTTACAAAATATTGCTGAGGTTAATGTTACTAATGCTATTGACAAGCATACCGCAGCCATGATGCATCAAGCTAAGGTGGCTGGAACTCAAGAATTAATTACTGAAACATTTAAAGAATTAACTAAGGCTACATTTGATATGGGGGCAGCTTGGGATGATATGGACTTTTTCCAACAATTTGCTGAAGCGGACAGAGCTATTAAAGCTCAAATTTTTGGATTAAAATCTTTTGACGAAGTTACAAAAGAACATGGAAAAGAAAGATCTAAAAAGTATATTGAAGCCCTTACGGAAGAATTAGCAAAATATGAAGATGTTGCAAAAGAATTAACTCTTAACGCTCCAGAGGGTTTTGAAGAATATATGGCAAAATTAGCATCTGCTGGAAATTTAATGAGTGATAATATAACACCAACAGAAGATTTAGCAGCTGCAACAGTAGAATATTCAAGAGAATTAGATCCGATAATTAAGGGAATGGAAGAATATGCAAAAAAATTCCCATTAGTTACGGCAGGTGCAAGCAAATTTTCAGTTGAACTTTTTAGATTAATAGAAGCACAAAAACAATTTAATGCAACATTAGATTTATTTGAAGATATAATGTTTAGCGCTGCTATGAATGCTGCTAATAGTCAAGAAAGTTTTTTTAGTTCATTTATGGAAAATTTAAAAGATGCTATTAAACAACTCCTTATCCAATTAGCTGTTATTACCGCTATAAAATTTTTAATTGGTGGTCCTGGCGTGGCTGGTGATATTGCAACAGCATTTTCAATGGCAAAAGCAGATGTTTTAGGGTTAAAAGAAGGTGGGATTGTAACAGGACCTACAACAGCTCTTATTGGAGAATATCCAGGAGCAGCTTCAAATCCAGAGGTAGTGGCACCTTTAGACAAACTTAAATCAATGATGGGAACAGGAAATCAAAATATAATAGTAGAGGGAAGATTAGTTGGAAATGACATTTATTTAAGTAATGAGAGAACAAAATTTAACAGAAATAGAACAGTATAATGGCTAGAGCAAGTTATGCATTAAATGAATATGCAACCTCAACAATAAAAAGTTCTAACGGAACAACATATACAGCGACGATTTGGTGGGATGGAACAGGGGCTTCTCATGAGTGGACTTTAGGGCCAAGCGGTGCACAGATTGGTTATGAATCTGAAAAAGTGGATGATAAAAATTCTCCAATACTTACTTCCACTTTATCTTTTCCTGTTATGGTTGAAAATGATACTCAACAAATTTTTATAAATGAGATAAGAACAAATAAACAAGAAAAAGATGTTTGGATTACAATAAGAATTGGAACAACTGGAAGTTTTATTTGGAGTGGTTATTTAATAATGGATTTAGAAACAAGGCAGGATGTTTCATATCCTTATGAAAGTACATTAACAGCAATTGATGGTATTGCTACTTTAAAAGAAATACCTTTTTTAAGAGAAATTTCAACAGAGCCAACTCCTGCTACTCCAACCTATCCTTATGTTAGGGAAGATACTTGGGATAATGCTGGATTCCAACAAATAATTGGAAACTCAAGTTCATGGATAATTCGTTTGTTGGATAATGTAGGCCAATTATTAGAATCTGATGATGCTGATACAGGCTCTCCAAAATTAGAAAATTATACTATTCAAACGGCTTTTAATTGGTGGTATGAAGATATGACTCCTGCAGCTGGAACAGACCCATTAGCAAACATGAAATTATCTATGAGGCCTTTTTATACTCAGGATGAAAACGGCTATATGAATGTTCCTAATTGTTATGATGTACTAAAAGATTTTTGCATTAATTTTGGAATGAGATTAGTTTACTGGAATAATACATTCCATTTTATACAGTTAAATGAATATAACACTGATGAAAGTGGGGTATCTCCATATACAACTCCAATAAACATTCCCACAAGAGAATATTTTCACACAGGAGGAACAAAAGCAGATAACAATTATTTAGGAAATACAAATTACTCATTGTATAAAATGATTTTTGAAAATGCAACTAATGTTGGAGAGGGGTTACAAAAATTATCAGGAGGAAATTATCAAGGATTACCTGCTATTAAAAAAACAACTGGAACATATAGCGAAAATGCTGGAAACAATCTTTTTAATGGTTTTCCGTTATTTTTAACTGAAAATACAGGAAGTATAACTCCAACAACTTGGCCAACTTCTGGAGCTTATGTAGAATATAAACAAACCGCAAACTTAAATGGATTAGAACAAACAATGCAATTAACTAATGCAAAAGAATTAGAGGGATTTGTTTGTAAAATTTATTGTGATTTTAGTAACACAGCGGATGTAGATATAAAAATGGAAACTCTTTGGACTATAAGAGCAAAACCATCAACATCAGATTGGGGAGATGCTGATAATATGACTTTGTTTAAATATACAGGAACAGTTGCTGAATTAAGATGGATGAGTGCAGTTGGGCAATACCCTCTTTCTAATAATCAAGAATATATTAGGGAATATATGTGGATTCCTGCTAATACAGGAACTACAGCTCCAGTAACTTTAGAGGTATTTAATTCAACTACTAACACCATAACAAACAGAACTTCAAATTTAATTCCAACAGATTCAGCTTTTGATGGAGAATGGGATTTTCAATTTTACACTTTTACAGGATTTGATCCTACTGATACAAATCAAGTGGAATCTCAAGGAGAAACAGCTTTATATTCTCATGGAAGAATAACAACATCCTCTCCATCTACTGGAGGCCTTAATGCAGATGGAACAGTTTTTGCAGTAAAGAAAGTACCTACAAAATACGCTTTTAATTATACAGATACAATAGACTTAAATTTAACTCCTCAATATTTAAGCGAGTTTACTCCAATAGCTTCTGGAAGTTCTACATTTGGAACAGCCTCATCTTCAACAGAATTAACTCAATCAAATAATACGGATTCTTATGTATATGATATTGGAGAATTAAAATATGGAGATGGAACTGGAGCTAATACTTTTAGTACAATCCAAATATATACTGGCTCAGCTTGGATTTTTGTGGATTCTGATGGTAAATGGGCACAGGGAATTTATGTTTGGAATGGAGGAACATCTTCTTATGATTATTCAACATTAACTTATGATCAGAATTTACTTATTTTATTAAGTAAAAATATATTATACAACCAAAGTGAATCTATACTAACATCCAGTGGAACAAGTGCTTTGGCAGTAAATGATAAATATTATTCAGGCTCTACAAAATTAAAGTTTATGAATCCATTATCAAAACTTGAAGATGTAAATGGAAAAGAATTTATTTTAATGAGAGGAACATTTAATTTATCAATGGATGAATGGAATCTAAACATGGTTGAAATTAATTATAATGTACCAACAACAACAATTGGAACATCTACAATAAAAACGAATCCATGATAAAAAGAGTAAATAATATAACTCAATTAAATAAAGAAGAAATTAGTAATTCTTTTGCTATAGGGCTTTTAACAGCTGATTATGATGATGGAGCTACTATTACTTCAATAGCTGTTACTTCAACCAGCATAGCTTTAAAAGATGGAGATAAATTTACAATTGTAGGCCAAGAATTTACTGTTGGAGCTGATACTGCAGCCGCTTCAACTGCTATTACTGTTGATTCAGTTGCATTATCTTTTCCAATACAGAGAAGAGATAGAGTTGAAATAAACAAAGAAAATCTGTATCTTCAATATCAAAGAAAAACAGAAGGAACAATAGGAGGAATGCCAGTAACGGCTGATTCTATTGGACCAATAACTCTTGATGAATTAGGACATTATGAAATCACAGGAGTTGATCCAACTTATGTAAAAGTTCTTCCAAGAGATTTTATGATTAATGAAGATGGAGCATATGAAGCATTAGAGTTTAAAGATTCAGCAAATTCAGGATTACAAGTGGGAGATGCTGCTCAAGAAATGGTTGCAACAGTAAACATTCCCTATGGAACATCTGCTACTCATGCAGCTGTTTTTGGCTCTAATACTTCAAAGGTAGTGGAGGTTTATGAATGTAATGTAAACGCAAACGGAATAGGAAGTGCAATTGGAACAGGAACAACTGATGGAGCATTAATTGAATTATCTTCTCCTGTTGCATCATCATCAACAAATTATTTATTAATATTAGTAAAAGTAACGGCTACCTCCAACAGAATATATGGGGGAAAAGTTACATTAACACAAAATTAAAAACAAAAATGAAAGATACAACTCAAGTTTTATTAGCAAACGGAGGAGCTTCCGCAACTATGCTAACTGAATGTAATAACATACTTACCCTTATTTCACTGACATTAGCTATACTTTTCACTATCTATAAATTTTATAAATTATCCAAGAAGTAAACAACATAAAGTTAATAACTTTCAATCAATCAATGTTTTATTATATAATTTTTTATAATTTTACAATATGAGATATTTTAAAATATCTGAGTTTGATTCTCCAGATGAAAAAGGATCTGGAAAAAATATGAGTCCTTTATTCTTGGATTTTATTGATGAATTAAGATCAAGATGTAATTTTCCATTTAGAGTTAATAGTGGTTTTAGAACAGCAGCCTATCAACAATCCTTAAGAGATAGAGGATATAAAACAGCTAAAAAAGGACAATCTCCACATTTAAAAGGATTGGCTGCTGATATTGCAATTTCAGATAGTGTAAAGAGAGCTCTTTTTGTAGGCCATGCTTTACAATTAGTTCATGAATTAGGATTACCATTTAGAGTTGGAATAGCTGG